TGCCTGGTACCTTCACCAGCTTCGCGCCTGTTTTGCATTCCCAGGCTGGCAGGCTGTAGCTCAGGCCGGGCATTTTTTTAGTCTTTGTAAATGAGTCTGTTATTTTTAACGCGTCTTTTACTTTCATTGGTCGACCCGCTGGCCAGCCTGTAGGGTGACAACTTTTATTTGATTCTTTACATTTCATAATTATATCCTTTCTTTGTTATAATATCCCATACTATAAGCTTGTAAGCTTGTCAACATTTTTTTTTGCTTGAGAGCTTGTGACCTTCGGGCCCACCCGCCCCCGCTGGGGGCGTGAAATTAATTCCACGCGCTGGCAACGACGCCTCCATTGGTTGCTTCGTTCAGGGCCTCCAGGTACTCAGTCTCTGTGAGCTTAAGCTTCTCAAGACAAAACATATGCTTTGTCGCTTGATCCGCGCCGGGCTTCAGTAAGTACTCAGGAACCTGCTCCAACAGCTCTTGACGCTTCGCACCTCCTGGTAAATATTCCGCTTTGATTGTTTTTTCTTTTTTCATTGTGTCCTTTCTATTAATTGTTATAAAATCCCATACTATCAGGCTGGCTGCGCCTGTCAACTTCTTTTTAATTTTTTTTGCTTGAGAGCTTGTGACCTTCGGGCCCACCCGCCCGCGCCCCATTGAAAAAGTTTAGAATCATTCTAAAGTGGTCAAGCGTTGGAAGCGAACATAACTAGATTACTAGTATATTGATGACCCCGCATTCCAATCTAGGTCACGCTCGTTGCTTGACCCCTGATCCATTGCCTGTTTTACCAGCGCTCGAGACTACAATGGATCAGGGCTCAAGCTGGTGCTATTAACACCAGGTTAAACCCGAAAGGACTACAGAAGCTACATAGGCGGATGGGTCATTCTAGAATTTGCCATCTAGTCCGCAATTGGTACTTCACGACCTAAGTTATAGCGATTTATATCTCGCAGTCATTCTGTAATACCTAACTCTATATAGGGGTTTATGGGACCTATGTCAAGAGCTTTTAACCATAATATTTAGTTTGTTTTTTGTATTCCTCTTCAGTCATTCTAACTAATTGCAGGAACGTCTCGAGCGTTTGCTTTGCGCGGTGACCGTCGTCCCCAGTCACTATGTTTACCGCTGTACAAATTCGATCTATTATTTGATCGAAGCTTAATGCATTTTTTTCTTTTTTCATTATATCCTTTCTGTTGTGCCTAGTCCCCGAGCATTGAGCTAATCTTTCAAGCTATTCCCTCAGGGGGTCGGCGGTGTGATGGTTTGAGTTTTAAATCCGGATACCATCAAACGGGATAAATACATCCTACAATATCCCAGCTAACTTGTCAACTATTAATTTAAGCTTGTGACCTACGGGCCCACCCTCCCTACAAAAAAATTTACAACCTGAAATAGAAATTAATTTAAGACTTGACAATTAAAACTATTAGTATAAATTCCCACGTATTAATAAATAGAAAGGAAAAAACAATGTCAGCAAAAATAAGAATGAACACCGAATACAGAAACAAATTCTATAATAGAATTAAAGATGTATTTGAAAAAGAAGAAACGCAAGAGCAACAGGCTTTTCTACAAGCTAGAGAAGATTTCAACGACCAACAAAAATTGGGCTTTGAACTTGCAAAAGCAGTTGTTGAAAGGTCATATCCAAAAGAAGATGTAGATACTCTACGAGTATTTAAAAAGAAGTATGGCGACCCTTGCGACGTAGTTGCAAAAGATAAATGCTTTTACTTTGCACATAACGAAGATGTAAATGACGAGGGCGAAAAGACAGAAACTAAATCACATTTTGATTTTGGTTTATATGGTAATCTAAAGGGCTATGAGCATAGTCACGACGAAGATACCGACCACTTTGCCCACGCATATTTTAGAGAAGAACTAAAAGCGAAAGGTTGCAACCCTGATATTATTGCTCAACAATCAGGTAAAGATCAGAACCCACATAAAACAAAGCACGTTGATATGTGTAATAAGGAACTAGGCAAATCAAGTAGTGGTTATGGTGGCAGTGATGATAACAATGAGATAGGATTAGCAAAAGGTTTCAACGCACCATTTTATGCTGATGTGATTGGAACTTCTTATTGCAGAAGTAGAGCAATAGCTTGTACTAAAGATGAATATGAGTTGTTTGAACAATGGCGTATGGCAAAAGCAAAAGTTGTCACTACTCACCAAACGTGGATAAACTCTATAATGAAACAATGCGATCAGTTAAAGATAGGCTTGAAAGCATATAGATATTTGTCCGAGGGTATTGAGTTGGCTACTGAGTTAGGAATAAATTTAGACGAGTCAGAACTAATTAAAACTAATTCAACGGGCTTGACAATCTACAACCCTACAAATCTTGCTAATATGATTAAAGGTATGAAGAATAAAAATCAGACTAGAGAAGATAAAATCAAAGCTAGAATGGAGTATCAAAAACAATCAGTAAATTAAGATTTGACAAGTATGGGGTATTTTAATAGAATATCCCATATTAATAAATAGAAAGGATATATATGAAACTAGAGATAAATGATAAATTTACAATTTCCTATTATGCAAAGAAACACAAAGGCATAATTTTTAGAAAGGGTAAATGGACAAACCTATCAAGAGAATGGGTCAGTAAAAGTGGTGACAAGCTATTGACTTATTATGATACAGCCAACGAGGGTTATAGAACTGCCAAAGGTAAGTACACATTGATAGCAGTTGGGGGAAATCAATGAGTAGCCACGTTTGGTGTCACGGAACTAAATGCCACAAATCGCACACGCAAGATCGTGTGCGAGGTAGCAAGGGTTCTAAAGTTTTAAGAACTAAAAAAGTAAAACAAAACGAGTGGAATAAAAATTCGTTCTTTAAATATTTTTGTAGCAATGGTTGTTATAATGATTTTGCTAATGCGAACATAGACCGAATTGTTGCAATCGCACCACGGCACACACCACTTGAAACGCCGATTGACGACCCTATAAAAGATGATAAAAGATATTATGGCAGGTGGAATATAACTGAACGAGGGGTTGACACACAAACAGAATAGTATAAATTCCTATATAGAAAGGATATATACATATGACAAATAAAACTAAATGTGACAGTTGTGGCGAGGAGACAGCAAAAGACCAATGGTCACATTATACAAGTGACGACAATGCAAAGTTTTGCATTGATTGTGGTGACGACTTGCAAAATGATTATATTGCTGAGTGCAATGTAGATTGGCAAGAGTATAAACAAACGTGTGAGGAGGAAAACCAATAATGACAACACTTAAAGAGATACAATCAAAAGAAGATAGCCCATCACTATCAGACGCTCAGAAGTTTGTAGGTGGTTGGGTTGAAGTTGTGCAAGTTAATGACGGCGTATTAATCATTGATGAAGAGGGCAAGTTAAAAGATAAACCTGTCAATGAAGTTGCATCTAAAATGTATGCAGACAAATACGGCGACGCAGACATCATAGTCGGCGACGCAATATACATACCGAATGGAGTAGTATCAGACTGGCATAGATAAACAAAACTACAAGTTGCAGACCCCTACATATAGTGTAGGGGTCTCAATACAACCCTAAATATGCTTGTTAACTACGGGCCCACCCACCCGTTTAGAAAAGGGGTCCCAAGGCTTTGACCTTTACGGTTTGATTTAGACATAGATATGGTATAAAATTCAAATGAGAGACAAACAGAGCTAAAAAAATTCTGCAAAAAATTATATGAAACAAGAAATCATTGACAAGCTGCCGCCTGACGCGCAAAAAGAATTTCTTAGACTAGCAATGAAGCTAGAAGAAAAAACAAAACAAGAGAAAATACACGATTCGTTCTTAGATTTTGTTAAACACGTATGGCCTGAATTTATAGAAGGTAAGCATCATAAAAAAATTGCAGAAAAATTTAATCAAATTGCAAATGGTAAAATTAAAAGACTAATTATTAATATGCCTCCCAGACACACAAAGTCTGAGTTCGCATCTTTCTTACTACCTTCTTGGATGGTAGGTCGTAAACCTAATTTAAAAATTAT